TTTCCATAATTCTCCAAAACCATCCGTATCCTTCAAAGCCAAATTCATGTATCAGCATCTTTAGTTTTTCAGAATCCATCGCATCCGTTTCGTGCTTCAACCACTTCATATAATTTGCTTAGAATGGAATGTCAGACGGTTCAGGCTTCCTCGCCTGTTCATCTTTCTTCTGTTTTTCGGAGAGGTAAAAATGCCAATCGGGTTGACTCTCTTTCTCCTTAAAAGAGTTTTTGTAAATCAAAATCTTCGTGCCATTCGTGAAATCTCCGGCTAAATATTCCTTGCCGTTCTTGTCCTTGTTAGTCCAAAGACCCCCCATTTTCAAAAGATCGCTCATGCGCTTCTCCTCCTCGCCGTTGACGTTTGAATAATATTCAGCCCCTCAATTTGTTTTCCACCGCTGGTTTTTGCTATCGCTTTGACTTTCGAAATCAAAGCATCTCTCATCTTTGTGGTTGTAGGTTCCAAAATTTCCCTCGGAATCAAATGCTCTTCGCCCTGCTTAATCTCGACTTCATAGCTCAAAATGAATGAAGTCTTACCCCGAAGTTCTGAACCCCTTACGACTAACGGCTCCTCTGCCATCGCCATAACTTCATCGACTGCGACTTGAGGAACCCCTTGCTCCGCAAGTTCTAAAGCCTTGACCTTCATTGTCAGACTCCGTTTCTCCTGCTCAGTTTTACGCTCAGCCTCTTTAAGCTCACAACGGTCACGTCTGTAATCTGACATCTTCCGCGCCAGTACCTTGCCGCCTTCATTTATAGGCTGCGACATCATTCTCTCCTTGTACACAATCGCCTTCCAAGCTTTGTGCGCCCACATTTTTGTGTCAGCCCAGAATTTTACATTTCCATTCTCAAGCCTTTTCGTTTCACTAAGCATCGCATCAGCCACCGCATAACTCGCGTCATCACAAATCACTAAGGCCACACACGCTTTGTACACTGCGTTTCCGCGCCTTGCTAATTCTTCTCCAACTTTTGAATCTTCCTTAACTTGCAACATTTGCCACCCCCTTTGCCTTCAGTGCTTCTTTAAATTCCTCAAGTTTGCCTTTAGGTATTTCGCTGGAGCGGGTGTAACCTTGCTCTTTTATAGTTTCCATAACGTCAGGGACTCCCAGCCCTAAACTGTCCATCAGTTCCATCAATGCTTCTTGGTCTTCGTGGTTTATGCGCTCACCAACCTCATCGATAAAGTCATCAATATCGTCATGGACAACGGGTCGATCCAAAATGCGGTCAATGGCTGCATTTACAGCAGGGGCAACGATTGCGTCATTCGGCTCCGTGCAATCCTCAGGGTAGTCTGCCCCCTCAAAAACCTTCATTCCAAGACCTAGATGAGCAAGAGTCTTCACATAGCACCGCTTTATAGAACTGTTAATGTCCATCGTTGACGGCCCCGGCAATATATTGTTCCTATAATCCAAGACGGGCAGAAACTCAGTCCTAGTAACGGTTTCATCGTGTCCCACAACTGTGATTTCTGTCGCTACAATGGACCCCTTGACAGATGAAAGATCGACACCAATGTCAATTTCGTCCTGCTTCAAAACTCTCCAATGAGACTTGGGATAATGCTGCAACAAAATGCGAAATGCGACTGACCACTTTAAATACTTGAACCCGCCCTTCAGGTCTAAATGCTCGCCCACGTTAATCGAATACAGATTCTCAAAAATCCCCTTATTTTCTTTTTTATCTGCCATTTTATTTCTCCCAGTGGTTTTTATAATTATTCCTGACAGCGAATGAGAATTGCCCCCCTGTACAAGCTATTCTCACCCGCTGTTTCGCCCGGATTTCACAGGCTCATCAGAGGGCTAATGATCTAAAGCTTCAATCTCATCGTGGTCACGCTGCCACTGGTCATTTTCAAGGGCTTCGTATTCAGCCTCGGTACAGTCTTCCGCCCAGCAACTAACAAGTACCGCGCCGATTGTCACAGACCAAACCGCGCCGCCGATCAACAACCACGCTACTGCCATGTCGCTCACTGGCCCACCCCATAACCTTCAAACTCTCTATGACCGTTCATTTCCACATATCTTTCTTCATAGTTTTCGCCCACCTGTTTATCCACCATCATGTCTTCGCCAATTTCAGAAATGTCACATCCCAGCGAATAAATCATTTCGGAAAACCACTTAACTTTGTGGGCATCACGCTCAAACTCTGGCGTATTCAAGTCATCAGGTAAATCGTCCACACCTTCTTTGAAGGTTTTACGAAGCAACTCAATTTTGTCCCGCAATGTCTCGAAATCTGCGCTAAACTTGTCGTTGATAGTTTCCATTTTTTCGAAGCTCCTTTAGTTTGTTTTTTCTGACTTCCGCCTCTTTGCGCCGGGTCACAATTCCCTCGGCTTCCGAACACTTTCTCGAACAAAATTTCAATTTCCGTTTAATCAGTTTCGTCCTGCAACCTTTTTTAATACATATGCGAGTAGGCTTCGCGTCTTCGAGCTTCGCTTTCGCGGCCCTCTTCGCTTTATACGCCTTAGCCCGGATGTCTAGTCTGCATAAGTCCGAACAGTAATGGCGGTTCACTGTCATCGTGCCGCACTTGCCATTGCCGCACAGATGGGGCTGGAACTTTTTCATGCTGTCGAAAGTAAGCTCTGGGGTCACAACGGCAACCAACTTCATTTTTGAGTTGTAAATCCGCACTTCATTAATCACCGCGCACACCCTCCCGCAACAGCTTCCCGGCTCGGAAAACCACTCTCTTTCTTGCCGGTATTTTTAGAGCTTCGCCAGTTTTTGGGTTGCGCCCGGTTCGCCCAGACAGGTCACGGTAATGCCAAGTTCCGAAGTTCCTGATTTCAACGCTTTGCCCTTTCACCATGCCATCACGCAGACACTTAAAAACTGCATCTGTAATCTTCATCCCGTCTTTGTGCGGCAAATCTAAGAGCTTGCTGACTTCTAAAGCCAAACCGTTTTTTGTCATCTTCTTCATTAAAATTCTCCGCTAATAAAAAAAAAGGACTCCCCACCCAAGGCCACTGGGATGGGGGAGGAGATGAGGAGTCCAAAACTCATAGGCATATTGCCTATAGGTTTTTCTTGACTTGGTTGGGTTTTATGGTCTAAGTTATTCATACGAATCCCAGTGACTGTTGAACTGTCATCATCGTGTCAGAAAGTCACTTCGATGTCAATAAGTATATGAATAAAAAAACTATAGCTCGTCAAATTGCCATTATGCGCCAAGATAATGGCTTAACTCAGTCAGAACTTGGCGAGTTGATGCAAGTTAGCGTCAGAACTGTGTCAGGGTGGGAAACTGGGGATAGACCTCCCAAGAATGGGGAGACACTATTGCGCCAAATTGCAGTAGAATTAAGGATCGCTTACCAAAAAGAAGATATGATCTTTACTGAGGAAATAGCAGAAGGACTAAAAGAAAGTTCACAAGCAAACCTAGAAGGGGAGACAGAACGGATGTTCACTAAACAGCTAATTGAAGCACAGGCTGAAATAATATTATTGATGAAGAAAATAAACAGTCTAGAAAACGAACTTTCTGAAAAAAAAGCCATACCTCTAGTGGTAAAAAAGGGAGCCTAAATTCAGGCAACATTAGAGGGAAAACTCCGTACAAGAGTGTTACGAATTTCAACGAATTGTTCGACCACGATCTGCAAGAGTGTAGACGAGCAGTTTTATTTTATAACGATCCGGGTCAAGCTCCGAGAGCGATAGGGGCGGGTGCAAGCACGGGGTACTTACGAGTTTGTGCTAGTTTTTAGCTAAAAAAATTTGCCCAAATTTAAACCCATACCTTGGGTTAGCTATACGCAAGTATGGCTTCTTATGGTGTGGGTTTAGGGGTTTACTTTTCCACTGACTTTACTTTATACTTTTACCGATAACATGGATTACGGGGGGGGTAGTATGGTCGCAGAAATAATAACCATCGCCATCGGCGTGGGGGGAGGAATTGTTCTGGCATGGTTCATTGTCATGCTAGTAAAGCATTACCCCCAACTCTAAGGAGCAAGCATTCCCCGTATTTTCTTTCCCCCTTCAGTAGCACCAATCCTAGCACCACCTCCAGCCAAGTAACGTGCAGGTAGACCAGACCCAGAAACTTTTCTATTTCTCATCCCAGAAAAAATCGGTCCTCCCATTGTTCTCTCAGCTATATCTTGCTCAATCTTTTCTTTTTTCCCTTTTTTCAACAAGCTGGAAGCGGTGTTCATAGCCCCAGAAGTGGCGCGGGTTGTAACGCTTGGGACTTTCCCCAATACCCGACTGCCCCAATCAATTAAGTTGAACATTGCGGAGAATCCTGTTTTGACTTCACCTACCCCAAGGATTTCCATGTTACGACTAAGAAGAAGGACATCATTCATTTTTTTAGCCATCTCCTCGCCAAATAATAGAATTCCTTTTTCGCTGTTGGCTCCGATCTCTCGGCCTCTAGCCCCAAACTTAGATATTAATTTTTCCATCTCGGCAACGCTTGCGAGCCTACCCTTTCCGTAACCTTCGGCACTAAATGTTTTGACAGAACTTTCAACCATGTCATTCCAAATCTGCGCCCCTAGCCTTCGCCATGTCTCTTTGCCGCTTTCTCCTTCATCCATCATGCGGTCTTTCAGTTTAGACAATTGCTCTGTCGAGGAGTCCCTGATATTTTTTACAAGTTTTTCGCTGTCATCATCGTACTTCCCTAGCAATGCTTTTTTGATTGACGGTATGTCGATTTCGTTCATGCTGCTTTCGTGCAGTCCTCTGCCAGCCTTGTAAACATCATGCCCTACGGCCTTGACCACATCTTCATCCATTGCCTGTCTTAGCTTTCGTAAAGTTCCTGCCCCTTCGTTTTTTCCAGAGTTAGCAAGTTCATCAATCTGCGCGGTTAGCTGCTTGCGGATTCCCTCATAAGTGACAAGGTCCAATTGAGATTCTGGTTTTTTACTGCCGCCTTTAGTCCTGCCGAAATTACTGGACCACATATCACGGTTCATTGTTCCCTCTTGCCCTTTATATGCCGGGGCTTGTTCCGCTATCTTCTGGCGTATCATGCCTTTGTAACCGTCAACAACTTTCAAGACATTAGAGGCCGTGGCCTCATGCTTTAAACCATCTGCGACTGCCATAAACTGTGTAGGTCGAATCTTCCTGTTCCCATATTTTTCTGTTGCGGCTTTGTATACTTTCCCAACTTTCTCGCCTATCTTGCTTCTCATTAAATCAGCCGCACCAATGATAGACTCGCCAGTCTCTCTCCTCGAAAGTGAATCAGCCGAGCCTGTGTAGGCAGGGGTTTTGCCTAATGGAGTCTGAAGCTCTTCAGAAATTTTCTCAATTGCCCCCGTCATATATCTGGCTTGGTTCGCAGTTTTTTGTTTCATTAATGGGTTTCCTTGCGCCATGATTTCCTCTTGGGCGATATGAGGGTCATGGGTAAGTTGCGCTGGGGATAAAGGCTCATGCGGGTATTTAGACGCTCCCACTGATCCTGCTGGATACCCTATATCTTCATACTTGGCAAGCTTCATGGCTTCGTCTGGAGAAATAATGCCCCCCTGCTCATTCGCCTTGCTAAGTATTTTTTGGATTCTCTTTTGTAGGACTGCTGATATGTCCATCATTTCTGAGGGATCACCTAGATCGGTCACGCCTTGCGGAAGCTGTTCTCCCTGTTGAATTTTCTGGACTAAATTTTTAACTACATTCACGCCCTTCTTCCCTGCCTCTATTGTAGCCCCGCCACCTTTAATCAAGAGGTTCATCAACTCACCACCCACAATTCCCCCCGCCACACTTACCCCGGTATCCTTTGCTTTTTTCTCCCAATAACTATCTTGCGAGTCTTTTTCTTTAACGGGTAAAGCCGCCCCATAAGCAGCCCCAACTTTGCCGCCAAATTTGGCCCTAGCCTTTAGGCCATCGTAGCCTTTCTTCAACATGGTCGCTTTGCTTGGAGCGAAAGGAAGACCTAGCTGCGCCACAGCCTTTCCAGTTCTATAAGGATTAAATGTGTCGAATACCTTTTTATCAGGGTTTTCCCCCAAAAGATCATACGGGTTCCCTGTCCCGTATTCGTTTGCGTCAGCATCGGCTTGCTTAATTGTTTCGGGGTCAACATCAACGACTGCACCAGTTGCCCTAGTAGCAAGCTGTTTTGCTCCGTGCCATAGTTCTGGGATTCCATCCTTAAAACCTTCCCAAATCAGTTCTATTTCGCTAGGGTCTTTATACTCTGCGTTTACAGCTTCCGCTAGGTCTTGGTCATCCCAATCCTGATATTCTGGAAATTTAGCTTTGATCTCTCTGGTGTCCATTTATTACCTCTATTGTCTTCGGGGTCTAAGATTAAGCCTATTATTTGGGTCTACTTTTTTAACTGGGTTAGGGTCTAAGAAGTTGCTTTCGTCTATCATTGGGCTATAAGTCCGAAGTTTTATTGCCCGATCAGCCTTAAGTCCAAAGTCCTTGTATTCTTCCATTTGACCGAGAACAACATTATATTTTTTTGTTATATTATTAACCGCACTATTGAACTGGTTTCTTGACTGCCCTACAAGGTCACGCCTCATTGATTCGTCCAGCGTTCCACCTTTCACGATCTTGTCCCAGTAAGCTGACACCCTTGCCGTCAAGCCACCAGTTTGGGCGGCAAGGGCAAACTCGCTTTCTCTTACCACGGAACCGGGGTCTAGCATCTTCATGTAGTTAAAAATCAAAGCCAAATCAGCGGCCCCGGCCTTGCTCAGTTCAAACATACTAACTTTTACCCCGTCCGTTGATTGCACTTCCCTCACTGGACCAGAATCGTCAAACACTGGAGCTTGGCTGGGGTCATCATAGATGGCTTCTATCCTTCTATATGCGCTCATCTGATCGCGCTCTAAAGCAGTATCGTTAGCAAAATCTTTTCTAAATTTAAGTTCCGCATTTATTATCTGGTTCTTGTCCATTTGGTCTGGGGCCACTTCAATATCGAAGACAAGCTCTCCTGTTTTTGGGCCAGAAGTGAAGCGTTGTCTTTTATTTGCATCCTTTGCTGTCTTGGGGATTAGGTATGATGCCTTGGCCTTTTCTTCCGCCATTTTGTTCTTATGCTTAATCTGTTCCTCTTGCTTAAATCCTAACTTTCTAGGCAGTCCCGTAGCCTGAAAAGTTTTCCCGGCTTGGCCCATCGCCTTGCTGAGTCCTTCCATTGGAGAATAAAAACCCTGCTGGTCGTAATAACTGTTCGGGTTCATTGCAGTGAGGCCACCTTGTAGCAAAGCCATTCTAGTAGGGTCGTTAAATAATTTATGTGCCCCATCCCTTAAGCCTGAAAGCATACCCTTCGCGCCGTCATAGGCTCCGCTTATTCCATCGCCGATATCACTTAAAAGACCACCTTGTTCTTGCCTGTTACTTCCAACCTTCTTTGCGGCTAAAGCCTCTTGCATTTTTTTCTGCTTTTCCTGTTCGATATAAAATCTCTCTTGGTCGATACGGCTGGCATTCTCTGTCGCTCTATGGACTTGACCCATATCCATGCTAGGACTTACTGCCAAAGGCGTTGGTACGGGGTTTATCCCAGCGACCTGCATTGGGGCATTCTGCGAAGGCATATTGTCTTGTTCTAGTTGCGCTAAGGTATTTTTATACATAAGCGTTGCGTCTGTCGGGTCACCCGCCGCCTTATTCTCCCGCGTCATCTCCCATGCTGCTCTTTCGTTATCCGTCATATTAGCGTTTACCATGTTTATGTCCTTTAATGTTTGAACTGTATTTTTTAGTTAAGGTCAAGATCACCACCAGTCGAACATTCCGCCTATGGAATATCCCAGTTCACTAAGGCCGCCAGTCGCGTAAGCCGCTGATGCCCTTAAAGCCGCGTCACCGTATTGGTTACCCGTAAGGTTGTCCGATCCCGAAAGCAGGTCCACACCAATATTCAAATATGGAAGTGCGTCACCGAGGCCGGGAGGCGCACCGGGGGCCGTCTTCAAGCCAGTCGTTGCCTCTGCTCCCTCACCCAAAGCCCCAACGCCTTCGGACCCTGATGTCAGTCCACCCATATCGCCGCCAGCGTAAACACTATTTGCCCCCACAGCATCACCACCCAAAGAAGTAATTGACCCATTCACAGAACTGAAGTCACTCGGTATTGAACCCAGTCCCACTGGGGCTGTGGAACCGCCGCCGATTAGAGCATCCGGCATACCAAAATCTGGCATACTCAAGCCAATGGTCGGCATATCGGGCATATCAAAACTCGGTATATCAAAACTCGGCATACTCAACCCTGACGTAGCTTCCCCAATCGGGGAACCCGTCCAAGCATCACCCAAATAATCGACAGTCTTGTCATAAGCACCCCCCAAACCATCAAAACCTTCGCGTAAACTTTTACCGCCTTCATACATATCCCCGACAGAGTCAATGGCCCCCTTGCCCACCATAGCCTGACCCAACAAACCCCCTTGCTGTGGCTGTGGCTGTGCAGGTCCAGTTTTCTGACTTTCGCTCGATGATGGTGTTGGAGGTCTGTACGCACCACGCGTTTGTTGTTGTCTCGCTGGGGCCGCAGTCAAACCTGTGTATCCTGTTTTCCTTATTGGTTTTCTTGTTCTTTTTCTGACGATACCTACCATATCAATTTCCTTTAGTTTTAGACTTTATGTGGATCAACCCAACAACCCAGACAACCCGGCAATGGCCCCGGCTCCCTGTGCTAAATTTCCGGCAAGAGAAGTTCCCCCACGATTTTGGCTCGTAACATTATTTGAACCGTAATTACCTTGGATTAGGTTCGCATACGAGGCCAGTTTTTGATCCTGCACATTCTGATCGAACTGGAACCGATTTACCGATTCATCTAATTGTTGTTGAACAAGTTCGCGCTGGGTCATACCGACATCGCCCACGTTAGCCATGTTCTCAATTGGAGCCTGACTAACGCCGCCGAAGCTCTCTAGGCCCATTCCGAAACCGCCTTGGATTTGGTTCTCTCCGGCAAGACCTTGGTTGAAGCCACCCATGCCTTGTGACAACGCTTCCCCGGCTCGCTGGTTCCTGCCGCTCTCCATTAGTTGGGCCGCTCCCATCTGCTGATTCTGTGCAGAATTAAATGCGTCCATATAAGCCCGGTTGGAGAAGTCGGCTATACTCCTGCCCACCGTTCCTGCCGCTAGTCCAGAAGCTATGTCACCCCGGCTCGATCCACCCGGTTGGTATGCTATTTGGCTCGATCTTAAAGCTGGCATAACTTGTTGTTGAAAGTTGCTCACTGCGTCCGTAGCAAAGTTATTCACGGCCCCTTGGATAAAAGGATTCTGGTCCACACTCCCCGACAACATCTGCTTCATAATCGGACTAGCGTTGGTATCATCCAAAGCTTGCTCACCAGTGAACCCGCTGGCCCTGTTCATACCTGATGTTGCGTAAGGGGCAAGTCCTCTTGTGGCTTGGAAAGTTGAGTTCCCGGCGGGGTTAAATAACTCATTGTTGATTGCGTTTTCTGCGCCAGCTTGCAATGCTTGAGGTCTACCGCCTTGGGCGTAATCCACAACTGAATTCTGATAACTTGTTTCTAAGGGGTTGAATCCTGATATTGTGCTATCGGGGAAAAAGCCGGGGCCATCCTCGTTATATCGGTCCTGTGCTTGTGCAAAAACATCTGTCAGGAAAGGCTGTTGCCCTGCCCACGGGTCTGCCTTTTCTACAGTTTGTGTAGCCGTATTCTGACCTCCACCGCCGCCGCCCTTAAAAACTGCGTTTCGGAAGAGCTGGTCTGTAAAGTATTTGTCTTCAAGTTCGTTTATTTTCTCAAGTCTCATAGCTCAACTCCGCACAAGTTATATAGTTTTTTATATCCGTAATGTTCCAGCCGCCGCATCATTCCATCTCTGCAATACGCTTCTATTCTGTCGCACTCATTTTCCTTCGCCCACTCTTTCAGTGTATCAAGGAAGTCGAGCCAGTCAGCCATATGGCCCCCACCCAAGACAATCAAGCGCATTACTTTCTTACTACCAAAATGGAAAATCTCAGTGACAAGACTTGCCACACATTCCCCGTCAGTCTGGAAAGCGGTCCACAATTGCATATCTCTACTCTTCAAACCCCTGTATACATCTTCGACATCTAGCTCCCCATGACCGTGATCTAACCCAACTAAAATATGATCTACTACCAAAGGCCACATACCGTCTATTGCTTCCTGCGGTACGCCGCTGACATTAACATTTTGTTTTTCTAAAGTTTGACCCATGACCCCGCCGCGTTAAAATAATAAATTCCTTCACCCCCACCGGGATTCCAGTTTGTACCGTCTGCATAACGGATCATTCCCTGCCTCGGTCTGACTGGTGCGACATTCACAACATCAATAAAACCCAAAGCCTGCTGCTCGATTGCAGATGATATATACCCAAGTTCGTCTTGAATGTAGCCCTGCGAATATTCGGATGGAGTACGCTTCGGGAAATATCTGTTCTGTTGCGCTTTTGAGAAATCAACCATCAGTCAGTTCCCATCTCGGTTATTTGCATATCATAGCTGTGAAGTTTCCAGCCAACATTGGTGCTAGATTGGACTCGGATGGCAAGGTACTTCCCTGACACCGTCACATCGACTTTGCTCCCGACTGAAGTTGTAGGGTCAACCGTTGTGGGGCTTGACCATTCAACCGCGCCTTCTGGAGCAGAATGACTGCCGACCAAAACCTCAACCGTACCAGTACCATACTTCTCGAAGTTCAAGTGAACGCGAGTCACCAACTTGATGATGTTAGGTGCGTCAAAGTGCAACCCGGTTCGCTCGATGTATGAAATGGCATTACTAGAATCAAATCGGTTTGTTGTGTCGCACAGGAATAATTTGGTTGATGTCACATTAGACAACACCAGCCGGGTTTGACTTGGGTTGTATACTCTAGAATCCCACCCTTCGTCTATTGCCTCGTCCCATGTGTCAGTAACAGACCATGTCAATGTGTCGGACGGATTCACCACAGCGTTGGTTCCGAATGTCGTTCCTGTCGGCAAGTCTCTCACTCCGAATGTATTTTCTTTGTAATTCCAAATCACTGCTCGGTCAGGCCATACCGCGCCGTTTGTGGGGTAGCAAATCCAGATTTCATTTTTAGACTGGTTAAGAGCGAGAAAGGAATTCCCGTAATTATCTGGGTCGATAGAATCGAAAAGATACCGCCGCATCTTTGAGGTCATCAGACTTTTCACAGACTGTCCATCGCAAAGGAGCAGATCCCCGTTTGCTAAAACGATGTGTCCACCTTCAACTTCCATTACGCTATGCCGGGACAAAGCTCCATACTGTTTTGACACCTCATAAAACCTGAATATATAAGGCGCACCAATATAATTCATTCCCCAAATTGAGTCGTTTTTATAAATCAGAAAGCTGTCACGCAATTGTCTGCCAAGCAAGATAGGACCGGGTGAATCCGCAAGTTCATACGCACCCGCGTCTAAAGTCGCGTCAGCATAATCCCAGCTTGAAGGAACTGCATTGTGACTGCTGGCGTGACTCCACCTGATCTCCCTCGGATAGTTTGTGCCGTTATCCGTAACATTCATCGCTATAAGGAATTGCTTAAAACCAGAGATGCTTTTACAGCGCAGTGTCGAAGGCCAGTTGGAAAGGTCTTGCAGTAATTGTGGTGACGAAAAATTAACGGGGTTCCACATTTGTGGGACATCAACGCCGTTATTTATTACAGGGATGCCGCCAAAGACAAGCCCGGTCCATGTTTGCGCCGTTGTGCTTGCAGAATAAGCCCCTGATGATCGCGTGATATTTTTGTGCGATCCGCCAGTCCCGCCAGCGGTTGCATAGATTGCGTTATTCCCGCAGTAAACCCACAGGGCTTCGTTGCCACTTCGGACGGGCAAAAGAAAATATGGGCTGACCGAAGGTGTACCAATCGCTGACCTGTGACCCGTTACCTTCTCCACTCCACCTTCAAAAAATCTCACATTCTTCCCATCGGACCAAGCGTTGAGCGGGAGTGAGTGTGGGGGTTTATCGGAGATTAGTCCAATAGAGCCAACGTCATTTATGAACATTTTTTTTCTCCGTTTTTCTGTGTTCAAGAAGGTGGGATAAAATTAAATTCAAATCCGATCTGATGGGAGCCAATTGTGATTCTAAAAATGGTCTATTCACCAAGCTCTTCTCCAGTGTCGAGAGTCTAGCCTCAGACTTCTCGTTTGACTGGTGCATTGTTTTAACCACCCACCCTGATACCGCCGCCAGTACGCCAGTTAAGCCCAACGTCAGCTCTTCAAGTTTGAACATATTATTTAGTTTTCTCTTTATTTTCGTTAACTCTTATTGTTTTTATGCGGTCTTCCTTCTGGCAAAGCCGTTCAGATAAATCGTTGCACCTTTGGTGTAGCAGTCCTATATCGGATTTGTATTCTGATCTTGGCACTAGCCGAAGCTGCGTTGAGTGATCTATTGCGTCAAGCCGCTTGTCGAGTTCACTAAGCCCTTTCCTCACGCCATTCAGATCATCTCCACTGGCCTTCCCCTTCTCCAAATCGTCAATCTTAGCAGTCAGACGGTTGACCATCCACGATCCTATCGCGATAAACAGAACCCACAAATTGCCCAGTATTGTTTCCATATAATTTTACTGGTAAAGGCTTTTATTCAAAGTGACCAGTAAATAATAAGTCCCGAATCCAAGGCTGCCCAGAATGATGGATAGCATAATGTAAAATCTAATCATCAGACTCTTCACTACACTCATCACTAGCGGCTATCTTCTTGCCAATAAAATCTCCTGCAACATTTCCACCCGCAGAGATCGCAAATGAAGCGAGGCCAGAGCAACTAATATGTGACATACAAAGTATTAAAATAAATGCTCTTATCATTATGTTAATCCAATCCAGTTAGTGGTGTCCTCCAAAAATCCCAAGTGGAAAACTTTTCAAACTCTTCTTCAGTCAAAACTTCCTGCGGGATCGCAGTATCTTTAGATAGCGTAGTTCTCAAAGTATGTAAGCCATGTATGCCATGATTCCCCTCATCCTCTGAAGCCTCAACTAAATCGAAATTCTGTTCAGGCATATCAGCCCCGATAAAATCGTATACACCCGATAAGGTCTCATGGGGTTTGTCTACTAAATCATCGTATTCAACAAGTAAAAAACACTCAGGGTATTTTTCATAACCCGTGGCAAAGTCAGAATAACTACTCTCAAACATATTTGATTTCAGGCGTTCATAGTTCCATTCTGTTCCGTTAGCTTTGTACAGTACTTTGTACGATGTGATAATTTCAGTCACGCTTCTTACGGGACATATGATCTTAGGAAAATTCCCATAAACATCTCGGTACATTTCGATGTTGTAAGCAGACTGCCATGATCTGCGTTTGTCAATTACAATTGGTTTATCTGTAAGTTGAGTAAAGTATGCCTCTGTCAGCCCTCGCAGGAACGGTAACTTCGCTTGCCGTATATTTTCTGTGTCACAATCACCGCTGTAACTGGGGTCATCCCATAAAGTAAAGTTGCGCCATAGGATTTCTACAAAGGGTGATGAGGTTGTGACATAAATATTGTCATCTTTATTTAACATAGAAGCTAATAACGTGATCCCGCTTCTGGGCAAACCTGAAAGAAGAGCAGAGTTATCCATGCTAAATCTTTACCCAGTTCGACACATCATCATCCCACATATATGGCCCTTTACCGTCTGCTGGGTGAGCTACTGGGCAAACCCACTGGCAGGTCTCTTCGGAAAATGCCCAACTAGGGAAAGGCTGGGGAGCGATAAACGCATCTCTAGCTGTGTCATATGTATAACCAATCCCAGCGTAGTTCTTGCGTAAGTTGCTGTCCTCACTCGTTTCTACCCAGCTAGAACTTTCGCCAACTACACCGCTATCTATAAAAGCCTGATCTGCCACTATTACTCGCTGTACGATACTGTCTGAATTAATCTCTGCAAAGTAACCCATCTCTCATCCCCTTGTTTTAAACTGCATACCTGATAATTACAATACCCGTCCCACCTGATGCACCAGCTGTGGCAGAGCCGTATCCGTTGGCCCCGCCCCCGCCTGAGCCAGTATTCGTATCACCCGTAGTAGGAGAACCAGTGTATGGCGCGCCATTTCCACCGATGCCGCTTCCGCCAGCCCCCGCACTCCCTTGATATGCCGCCCCTCCGCCGCCGGCACTATATAGAGTGCCATTAACCCAAGCTGTTCCATTCCCACCAACACCGCCATTTGCAGTTGTTCCATGACCGCCCGCTGTGTTTGACCCCCCGCCGCCGCCTGAGCCGTATAACGCCCCACCTCCCCCTCGATTACCCTGACCTGCCGTTCCAGCACCATATGTAGCACTATTGTTATAGCCGGAATTGCCACCCCCCGAACCACCAACAAGTCCAGTACCATAGGAATTTCCGCCCCCACCACCGCCTAGCGATGTAGTTCCAAATGCGCTACTAGGGTAGCCACTCCCCCCAAGATTATATGCTGCCCCACCTGCACCGAGGCCTCCAACGGTTATAACATTTGCACCTGACGACACCGAACCGCCACTGATTGCTTGATAGCCCCCCGCGCCCCCGCCGCCGCCCATATATCGGCCCGCGCCCCCGCCGCCGCCCGCCACAACAAGATAATCAGCAACGCCATTTCCGCTAGCTGTGAACGTACCTGATGAGGTAAAGGTATGTGTACGGTAACCACCCGCCTCAACAATTGCCCCGCCCTCACTGGTTGTTATGTCACCGCCAGCAAGAACCTGCCCATGCACGATAGGTAATATCATTGTAGTGCCTTCACAGTTAGAGATGAGAAGCTGTCGCTATTCGTAATATAAAGGAAGAAATCGTGTCCATTTGTGCTAGTGAGGGAGTCTCCATCTACTAGCGTGAACCCAGATGTTGTTATAGTACCCGCACTTGCATTATTTGTTTGTTGAAGCACTAAAGTACAATCATTAGCAGGAGGAGCAAGAGTATGCGCCCCGCCATTTATGAATTTCTGCATATTCCCATCAGCTTCATCAGGTGTATAAGTGCCTGATGCTTTAGTCCCGGCATCATGTACAGTGCAAGCATACCCAGCAGTCAGGGTGTCAGCAGTATCTGCTTTCAAGGTATCAGCATCGTAAGCCTGAACACTACTGCCAATATCGGCATCGACCACATATGTAGAGTTATAGGCTTGAATATCTGAGCCAATCAGAGAAGCTAACCCTGCCGGGGTAACAGCCCTACCAGTGTCAGTGCCTGTCGAAGTTTCCGCGTCTGTTGCCAACTCCACAACTCCAGTTGCAGTTGCAGTTGCGGCTTGCTTGATAGTTGTAAAAGCAGTTGCCGCTGTTACTTCCGAGAGATTATTGGAAGCCAGCAAATCCCCAGTCGCGGCGGGGAAACCACCCGCTGTCGAACCGTTATGTACAACCACAACATTTTTATCTGTGTCCACTGTTACTTCTCTGAGCGCACCCGTGAAGGAAGTATGTTGTGATGTTGTTCCCCCACGAAGCTGTAATTTTTTAGCCATTAGACAATACTCCCGAAATCCATTTGTAAGTTCGCACCACTGACCGTGCCGCAATTTGTAAAGTTATTATCCTGCCCGTCTAACGTCCCTGCTAACTGCGGCGAAGTGTCCGTTTCTAAATACGCTACCCCCGGAACAATTGGCAAGAAGGCAGAACCCGTATGATAATTTAGTGAATTATTTGCGCTGTCGTACCACAAATCCCCTTCTGACGGAGATCCGGGGGCAGAAGACGCAATCGTGTACTCAGTTGCGTAACGATTAACATCTGCAATCGCGTTGGCAACCGTTGCGATATGCCCACTGCCGTTTGAAGTTGTGGGCGTATCCGCAATAGAACCTAAGTCCTCCGTAAAAACTACATCACCCGCAACAATATTTATATTCGCTTGGTCCGAAGCAGACGGCGAAAGTTGAAGCCAAGTCGTGGTCGCTAAATCGTAGACAAACATTCTATTCGTAGTGGTCAAAAAATAAAGTGCGCCATCAGTCAATGTGTTGGAATCGTTGTCAACGCTTGGTACAGAATTTTTGCTACCAAGGAATTTATCATCAAAGGTATCAAGCACAGCCTCGCATGAAGTCTGTGCAGACTGGGCCGAAGTAGCACTTGAAGCCGAAGCCGTGGCGGAGGTTGCAGAAGCCGTGGCTGAACTAGCAGAAGCCGTGGCTGAATTTGAGGCGTTAGACTCTGATGTTAGTACGCTGTTCGCCGTCCACGCTAATTGCCCCGCGCCGTTTGTTGTAAGATAATTCGTGTTAGCCCCGTCTGCTTTTGGGAATTTCTGTCCGTCAAGAATGATTTCTCCCGTCCCTGTCGGCGTGATTGTGATATCACCGTTGGTGTCATTGAAGGCTAAAGCGAGAACTACCCACGCGGAACCGTTCCAGAATTTCCACAGTGAATTTGTCGTATCCCTCCAGACTGTCCCTGTCTGCTTACTAGCCGGGGCATTTGTGCCGTTGTGGATTGTCACAACCGCTTCATCGACATCAGGGAAACTCGATTTAATTGTAGTCTTTAGCAAACGGAGGTGGTCATCACCTTTGCTCATTACATCAGTCGCTGTCGGGTTTGTGATTACCAGACCATCTATATATGTGGAAGTTTCTAAGCCCATAATTTAATTCTCCGCTTGTTCATTCCAATTAGTTGTCTCTTCATTGTCCTCGGTCCATGTCGTTGTCTCTTCGCTTTCCTCTGTCCAAACAGTCATTTTTATTTTTCCTTTTTCGAGTATGCTGAGGTGGATACACAAAACTAATTGTTCCGCACTGGCTCAACCTTGTTTTCTTTTTAACGGGTATCGATATAATCGAGAGCAATAAATCCTTCATAACTTAAACAACATATTGGTCGGCTCTAACCTGCAACGCACCGCCTGAAGCCCTGTCCCTATCGTCACCAGTCTGCACCGCGTTAATCGACTCATTAAATAATTGGGTCCACTTCAGAACCCCTTTGTCGTTTTCACTGTAACTGCAAAGTTCTATCAACGCCCCGTAAAGTAAAGCGTCAGGGTTCTCGGTCAGCATAAAGTTTGTTGTCGCAGAGTCGGTGAGGCTTGCTGGCTTTTGCCAGAAAAGCATTTCCATCGTGTACGCGGAGTCAGGTGTCGGACCTAACCGTAATTCGTCACCTACAATTGTGTAGGCTTTCGGCATCCCTTGCTGGCTGCCAGCCCATACAGTGTCCATCCGTTCCGGGGTCAAATAATCCAAGTCCGTAAGTGGCGAAGTATTCAACTTGAAGGACCGCATTTGAACGTAGTTTGTCGGCAACCCATAATATGATTGACCTGCCACAGTTGCGGTCTGCTGTCGAGTTTCCATTTTCCTGATACGCAGATTCCTGTTCACTCTCAATTCCGACAAACGAATGAAGTCAGGGATGAGGGCATCGAGGTCTGTGCGTTTTGACCAACTACCAACTGCCGTCTGCAATTCTGCGTAATTAGTAATCATTTAGAGCCAACCTCCGCCTGTACGATATGGTTTGTTGTCGGGGTCATTCAGCCACAACTTCATCCTTTTTTTGTCGTGCCAAGTCCCGTCCCGCATTAGCTTATCGATAACGATGTTGGGTATTGTCGCAACCTTGTTCCAACATTCCTTGTACTTCATGTCGGAGTTACGGGTAACGTCAAACTCGTTGCGCTCATACTTATTGGCTTCCATAATCGGGGCAATATCTTGAGTGCTTTCGATGATGAGTTTGTTGTCAATATTATCCCAATGCGCTGTCTGCTTAACTGATGGCGGTAGTATTTCGTTCTCTTCCATGTCACCCTCTTATAAATAAATAGGCGGCGGTTGTAATACCACGCACAACCGCCAAAGCGCAGGAGTGAGAAGCAGAGCCTATTCGCCCTACCACTCTGGAGGAACCCCTATGCAGTTGTCAGGTCAGCAACTTTTCCCGAAGATGCTTCTTGTCGTGCTTCCAAAGTGTACTCAACTAACATATGAACCTTATCGCTATCGCCCGTCTTCGCCAATTTCTCTTGGCGGAAAGGTCGGAGATATGCAACGGCCCACTTGTCTTTTTCGATAATCATTGCAGTACGATCTCGCTGGAAACGGTTAGGAACAATTTTCACTTCGCCCCAATCCGAAATATAGAGATCAGCCGCTCCGAGAATCGATGCGTTTGCGCTACCTTTAGAACCCGCAGTGTCACGGTAAAGAGTTGCGATCCCGCCGAAGCCCGAAACTTTCTGCTTATTAAACGGTCCGACCATCACACAATCAGGATCACCACCCTCGGTGAAACATTTCTGCAATGCAGTCTTCAACATAGCTTCTGTAAAAGCTCGCTGAGTCCCATCGGTGACTACCCCCGTGGAAGCGTTAGTTGCGCCATTGGTTCCGTAAGAAGTGTTGGTTGATACCCAAGACTCGAAGCCACGAAGTTTTCGGGCAGTTGTTGCGTTACCCGCTACCAGTGGATTCTTGCCACAAAGATCAACTTCCATGTCTCGCTTCAATTCTTTTCCTGCCTTGGCTAACATGAAACTTAACTCGTTTTTTCCGCGTCCGGCTTTAACCGTAGCGTTAGCTGTTCCAGTTACCAACACAACCTTCTTAGAAATCTGTGTGCGGTTACTGAGTCGAGCGGTTGCAACCTGCGCTTCAGCGGCTGAGTCATCGCCTTCAATCACTGCATTAGATGCGGCGGCTGAAAGTGAGTCAGTCTGGAACTCATGCAGAATACTGGTAGCTTTTGCGCGACCAATATTGCTCTGGAAAGGAACATCGGTGGGACTGATGTTCTCGATAATGTTGGTAAGACCTTCTCTTGCCCCATTTAAATCATATGAGTCGTAACTATTTGCTGGTTGTGCCATTTTGAATTTCCTTTAAAGCATATCGTAAATCATGGACGCGGCATCATCTACCGCTCCCGACTTGCGTAATTGTTTGGTTTTATCAGAGCGTTTCTTCGCGCTGACATCGCCCTTGCTCTTAGAAAGACCCGGCTTCACATATTGTGGAGTAGCGGCCCGAACACGTTTCTTCGCTGGTTGTGCTTTTTGGATTGCGTCATACATCATCGCTTTCCTTAGCACCGCCATTGACCTGTGATCGGTAATGCCTGAAAGTTCGTTACTGCTAAAACCTTCGTTAAGTCCAAAGTCACGGACCGACTTACTCACCTTGTCATCCCAGTCCGGCATGATAGATAAGAGGTGATCCCGACCAGTCTCCACATCTGCATTAAACTTGTGGGTCTGGTACTGTTGAGATTGGGCCGCAATGTGATGCTGTTGTCGTTGTGAATCCTCGATACTCTTTTCCAGTTCGCGCTGTTCGTCACGGCGTTGCATGAAAAGCATCGGGTCTTCTTCCCTAAGCTGGTTCCAGTCGATTTGTTTGTACTCGTCCAACTGCTTGCCAGCCTCGGACTGCATCTGTCCAAGAGCTTGAGCATACTGGTTGCGTTCTTGCTGGACCGCTTGCGCCTGTTGAAGCATCGATTTGCGTTGCCCTGCAAGTTCTTCCGTCTTCTTTGAATAATCTGAATGCTTCAGGTATCCAGACTGGAGTTCGTCAAGAGTTATCTCTACTTCCTTGCCGTCTACTTTGACGGTGTATAGTTGAGGCTCCGATTCATCTTCGTCTTCGTCTTCCGCATCTACACCTTCTTGTTCTTTGTCTGCTTGGCTATCTGATGTCTCAGGTCGCTGGGACTCATAGCCTTCTTCTTCTGTATCCTCGGCATCAAGGATCGCCTGTGATGCCTCTTCTACTGTTCCTTCTTCGCCAGTTCCCTGTTCTGGGTTGTCTGCCATGTTGTTACCTCGTTGGTTGATCTAATAAAAAAAGCCCCGACAAGATTCCCGTTAGGGTTGTTCTCATCGAGGCTTCCGTTGGATTGGACTCGTAATTTGTTACTCGCTCAATAAATGTCTACTGCTTAAAACTCTATCGATTTCTCCTCGGTTACTTTCTTAACAATGCCCTTGTGCAAATGAAGGGTGATCTTTCCTGTAAAACTAGAAACTATATATTTCTTTATGGCTTCAATAATGCGTTCCAATATTCGACTCCACTCCGCTTTGTTTTTCTGCCATCTTGCCTGTTTC